TCATCCATGAGGACGGAAAATGACCAGACCACCCTTCCAAATTAACGCTTGGAGCACTTATGATGCGGTTGGCTGTCACACCGCAACTTGAACACCGAACTTCATCTGTCTCATAATCAGTGAGTTTCTCGGTGAGATGTCCGCTTACGCAGACAAATTCATACATTCTTTTCATTCAATTCCTCGTACGCTTGTGTGCTGACCTGTTTAAGGGTTTTTAGCCACGTTAGGATAGAAAGTTCACCTTTTTTGAATTGTAGGCTTTTTTCATCAGGGATTGTACTGATATTGTTCAACGAATTTATCATTGTGTCAATATCTTCCATTAAGTCCTTCCACCCGTCCGTTGACATCAAGTCAAAGCGAGCCTCATAGTAGCGTTGCAGTTCAGGACTCATTTTGGGTGCGCCTCTTTTACTGCTTGTATAGCCGATTTCCAAACGTCTAGCCCTTGGTGGTAGATAAGGTCTAGTTGGTCAGCAATGCTTGGATAGGCTTGTTGGCGTTTTGCTATATAGGCATGGGCATCTATGTAGGCTTGAACTGCTGTTTCGTCATAAGTAACGGGGTTGCCATTAGCGTCAAAAGCATCATCACCACGGATAGTAGCCACATTTGTATGCGTTGCGTATATTGCGTCATGCTTATTCATGCGGCTATCTCCTGTAAAAGTATTGTTGCTGTTCCTTGCCCAAAACCACTAGGAGAATTAAATGTTAATGTTCCAGCATTATTTGCTAGGCTGAAATAAAGTGTATAGGCTGTTGATGATGTAGTTGCTGGCGAATCTAAATATGAAAATGCAATTCCACCTTGAGTAGCACCACTAGAAGCGTATACAGTAGTAAACCCATAAGTTGATAGGTTAGTTGAATTTTTATACAGAGTAAAAACACCTTGAACATTAGAGCCACTTGTAAAACCAGTACCACTAATCGTAGCAAATATTTTACTTGTCGCACTAGATGGAGTAATACTTGCTGTTAATCCAGTTGTAACAAAAGTGTTGAGTGTAGTTGTTGAAACTTGTGTTGTTAACAGTCCTTGCACCACTTGCAACACCCTACCAGAAGATGCTTGCACCGCAGAAGCACTACCCGCTGTTACTGGGAATGTGATACCAGCCGTTCCATCAATGATTACAGTCATGCTGTCTCCAAGGCCACTATACGGGCGGTTAGTGCGTTGATTGTTGTTTGTTGTTCTTGGATTGCCGCTGTTAGTGTTGCTACTAGGAATGATGTATCAATGCCTTGGTAATCAGGGTCTCCATTTTCATTAAGTGCGTCTTTAGTCCCTACTACGGCATCAGGGCAAATTTCTTGTAATTCATGGGCAATAAATCCTTGACCATTAGAACCATCTTGCTTCCATTTGTAAGTAACTGGTTTAAGGGCTAAAACTTTATTTAAAGCCCCTACCATCGGAACAATGTTTTCTTTTAAACGATAGTCGGAAGAAGTTACATAAGATGTTGCAGAAGTGGTGCAGTTAATACGACCTACAAGAGTACCACCAACATCCGCAGTTCCACCAGTCCAAAAACGAATAGCGTTAAATGACGCATTTGCTTGATTTGCAACATTTATAGCATCTTGAGAACCACCAGAGGCATTAGTTGTAAACCCCGCAACTCTTCCGCTGGCTGAAACATCAAATTTTCCACCTTCAAGGTTAGTTGTATTGCCTACCAATAATTCACCGCTAGAGTTGATACGCATGGCTTCATTAAATGTTACTGCATTGCCAGCAGTTCCACTAGAAGCATATTCCCATACATGAGTTCCGTTGTATTGGTAATAATGCGTTGCATAATCAGAAGCAATATATTTCCAACCGCCATTGTTATATGCGTTACAAGCAATTTCCATTGTCTTTGCAGATGTTTGAGCAGAAATCGCCCCAGCAACGCCAACTTGTAATGCTTTATTAGATGAACTCCATCCACTAGGAGTAACACCAATCCCCACATTCTGACTAGCATCAACAGTAATCGCAGTAGTGTCGTTTGTCTGTATGTTTAGGATGCCCGAATCGTCACCCTGCGTTATCAATCCGCCATTTCCTGTACTCGTGGCATTTATTACGTTTGGCATTATTGTGTTCCTTCGTCTGCGGGAGTATGTTTATTTCCGTTGGCTCGATATTTAGCCCATTGAGCCAAAGATGATTGTCTAATTTTCTCACGGGTTTCATCAGACCAAACCCTTTTTTTCCCCGCCTCAGAAAGTTTTGCTTTGGTTTCTGCCGTTAATTTTCTACCAATTAGTCTTTGTGACACGGCTGGATTCTTTCTGCCTTTTAAAGATGCTGATATTTTCGCCCTTTGTTCTGGAGAACGATAAGCACCCTTGTTAACAGAACGCCCTAGTCTTGCAAGGCGCATTGACTCTTTCATTTCTGGCGTATGTTTTTTACCATAAAAAGGATTAAGATTGTTACTCATGTTTCTATCCATCATGCCTGTTTCTTCGACAAGATTAGCCCACTCATCACTTTCCACAATTTTATTGTCAACAGAAAACTGTTTAGCGGCATTACGGCATCTTTCTTCTTCAATATAAAAACCAAAAATACCAACTTTTACATCTTTACCATGTACTTTTAAATGATTTGTCCATCTAGTGCCACTACCTTTGTACCGATTAACTCTGTCTAAAAGTGCCGTCTTGCAAAAGTATTTCAAACCAGTAATGTTGTGTTCCATTACTAGCAAAACGGTAGGCTTAAATACTGCCTTATCCATTATTATTCTCATCAGCAGGTAAAACAGTGTTGCCTTCAGCCACCCACTTTAAATAGGCTTGGTAGTCACTATTTTCTTGCGATTTTGGTATGCATGACCCATCGTCAGTTTTAATTACTGCTTCCCAACCTGTTGTTTTATCTTTAAAAAGTTTATACATTTTATAACTCCGCAGATGCTTGCCAACCAGCCTCAATACAAGCCCCAACACTTAATGAAGCACCCATACTGATTGTTAAAAATCCTGTTCCACCAATAGAAGATGCTGAACTTGTACCAGACAAATCGCCACCAGTAGCGTTATTAGATACTTTTCCAGCATTACCATTACGGCTATACAAAGTAACTGTCGGTGCGTTTGTTCTTTTTGGAACTAAAAAATTAAACCCACAAGCCGCACCACCTCCACCTATAACTGCTGAACCTCTACATGATGTAATTCCAAATGTAGCGTCAGGAAAAGCAGTAGATTCAAAATACCTCTGACATAACTGCAACTCAGTACCATAAGGTCTGTAATCAAAAGATGTTGCGGTACTGCCTTTTTCAAACTGCACACCAGTAATATTCATGGTTGCGCCATTAGTTGCAAGTAAATTTGTTTGGCCTGTTGCACCAAGTTTTTGTGAGCCTACCCATGCCCCAGCAGTTCCAGTTAAAGAAGACCCACAAGAGATGGAAAATGCAACAAGACAACCTGCTCCTGTAGTTGTAAGCCAAGTGCCAGAAGTGTCACCCGCAATGGTTATTGTTTCATACTCCCAAGTGTTTGCAGATGAAATTGTGTAAGTAAATGGGTATGCTCTATTTTGTGCGCTATTTACTAAAAATCCACCAAATGTTCCTGTAATAGAAGACCTAACCCAAAAAGATAAAGAGATTGTTTTAGCACTCGCAGTTCCCCACGCAAGGTCATAAAAATTAGTCCCTTCTATTTTTTGCCACAGAACTGCATAATCATTAGCGCCAATAGTTGATGCCGCTGTAGATGTTAAAAGTACACTATTTGAAAATCCATCTGGAGCAGTTGAAACTTGTTGAATAGTCATTGCGCTAGTTAAACTAGTTGGAGTTTGCCATCTATCTAGGTAATATGTATCATTTACCACAGTCTTACTAGCACCAGCATTACGCTGGTCTAAAATCATCTGGCCATTTATCAACCTATTTTTAAATCCATAAACACCTGACGAACTTATGCCATCAGAAGTAACCATCTTATCAACATTAACTGAACCATAAGCCATTATTTGCCTCCGTGATTAGCAAATACGCCATGATACTTTTCTCGTGCCATGTGAGCGCATAAATCAGCAAGTTCTAGGTCATCAAAATATTTATGAAACACTTTTGCCCTGTCTTTTGTTATTTGTACTATGTACTTGTTGTGTACCTTACTCCAACATACATTTTTAACACCAAGTTTGTTGTTTGACTGAGTTTGCTTGTTGTAGTTATTTGTGCAATGGTCTGCGGCTCTTAGGTTTTTAATCCTATGGTCTTTGTATATTCTATTTATATGGTCAACCACAATAGGCATTTCACCATGAAACATACAATAAATTACTTTATGGAGACTATATGCTTTGCCATCTAAGTTTACGACACCATATTCACCACTAGACGCACAACCAGCCTCTTTGCCAATAAGTTTCTTTGACTTGTTGGTGTTGATTTTCCAGTACAGTTTTCCATCCCTGTACTCAAAAGCCTCATTGAATCTTTTGGCTAATTCCATGTTCTTCCTTATAGTACCAACCAGCGTTGACCGCTAGAGACAGTTACCGCTTGACCGCTTGCCACAGTTATCGGGCCTACCGAAAATCCATTATTACCACTAGCAATCGTGTAACTTGCACTTACTGTCGTACTCATTACAGAAATACCATTGGTGGCAATAGGTGCTGGCGCAGATAACTCACCCGTACTTGGCTTATACAAATACTTAGCATTGCTTGTATAAATCGTTGAAGGCGTACCAGAGGTAGCCGCCGCAAACAATGGATAAAGGTTACTTGATGTAGTTGTGTCGTTGCTGATAGACGCACCAGCAGTTCCGTTAGCGGCTGAAGTAATCCGTCCATACGCATCAACAGTAATGTTGGTAGCCGTGTAACTTCCAGCAGTCACAGCAGTTGTAGCCAATGCCACAGTTCCGCTTGTCGTGATAGTTCCACCTGTCAGTCCCGTTCCAGCCGTTATGGATGTAACAGTTCCACTATAAGCATCATTAGATGTGATAGTGAAGTTAGGATATGTGCCTGTAACGCTAGTTGTACCTGAACCAGTCAATGCGACTGTCTGATCTGGCGCACTATTAGTTATCGTGAAGTTAGGATAAGTTCCACTTGTACTTATTCCTGTGCCAGCAGTCAAAACAACTGTCTGATCTGGGGCAGAGTTAGTGATAGTTACAGCACCAGTAGCACCTGAGACTGAAATGCCAGTACCAGCCACAGCAGAAGTAACACCTGAGTTAGAGACTGTGATAGAACCAGCACCTTCAGTAATGCTGATTCCAGTTCCATCAGTCAATGTGTGCTTTTCCCACAATGACGTAGATTCGTTGTAGATTAAGACTTGACCATTGCTAGGAGACTGAGCAGACACATTGTGCAACTCGTCCATCTCATAGCCGTTTTGTACTTTGACAAACAACTTACCTTGAGTTGGGTGAGCGTGTTCAACAATAGCAACATAAACTAAATGATTTGGCGCATAAGATTTAGTCCCAGTCAAAGCACCAGCAGTTGTAGGACTCAAATACAACTGTTCACCATCCGTATAAGCAGAGGTATCTAGATTCGTAATCAAGCCAATAATGGTTACATAACCATTTGAGTTATTAGCCAGATCAGCACTCATCAAACCAAGTGTTTGGGCTGAGTTTGTATCGTTATTTGCTTGTGCTTTAGTTACTGTTGGATTTTGACCAGTAGCACCATTGATATAAACAGCCGTACCTTTAGTTAAGGTTGCTCCCGTGGAATTTCTAACATAGCAAACTACATTCGTTGTAGATGCCGCCACAGCAACAGACAAATCAGCAGTTGATCCTGTGGTTGTTACAGTAACACTTCCATCTGTGGAAGTAATAGATTGCAATGTCTCAGATTGGTCAATCTTTTGCCAAGTAGAACCATTGAACAACAACCAATCGCCAACTTTCCAGTCAGTAATGCCGTTTAAGTTAGTGCTTCCTGCCGTTGCAACGATGTAGTAGTAACCATTCGTGCCTGTACTACTTGCCAATGTAGGCGTGTTAGTCGTAGCGTTCCATGTTCCTTGGTAACTCAATCCACCAGCAACAGAAGCCCATGATGTAGACGTTCCATTGGTAGTTAAGAACTTGCCTGAGTTTCCTGTTTGACTAGGAATTAGGTTTGTTATCTGTGTTTGTAGGGAGGCTAGGGTATCAAGGACAAACTGAGAAGTGCCACCACCATTAGTAATAACCTTGATGGATTCCGCAAGGTCAGGAGCAACAACTTCACCAACATTGAGTTCAATACCACTAGAAAGCCCAATAATAAGGCTACCATCAAAATCAATACGAGCAGAGGTGACACTAATACCATCAGTCCCGTCCAAACCATCACGCCCATCTCTGCCATCTTCGCCTTTAATGCCTTGAACGCCTTGGTTTCCGTTACGTCCGTCTCTGCCATTCTTGCCATCCTTTCCATCTTTGCCGTCTTTTCCATCTTTAATGGAAGCAACACGCTTTTCAATGGCATTTCCCACTTCGTCATAGCGAGAGCGGATGTCAGATTCAATCTTTTTAAGAGCGTCAACAACAATACCGACATTCTCGCCAATACGTTGCTTTTGAATCTCTTTTGCTTGGGCGACAGAAGCCTTAATCCCATCCAAAACAGCGAGTTGCTGTTCAGGATTCATGTTTTTAAGGATTAACTCCTTGGCTAGGCTTTCAATATCCATTATTCACCCTTTGGTGGGTTTGAAGATAGTTGTCTTGTCAATTGGTCAAGGAAGTCTTGTTCCATTCCTTGCACTTTGTTCTGTTTATCAGCCATTTGCAACTCAACAATCTTGGATTTGTTCTTGATGTCTGCTTCTTTGAGCATCAACTCCGCAATCTTAACCCTTTTATCGAACTCACGGCTTGCCGCTTCATCCTGATTAGGCAGATTCTTAGTCAAAGATGCACTCATCTTGGCTTGAACTTCTTGTGGCATCAACTGAGCCTCAACTGTCAACTTAGTAGCCTCTGCACGATTCTGTTCTGCCTGAGTAGTCTGAACCGCAATCTGTGCTTGAGCCGCTTGCAATGCCAATTGTTGCTGAACTTGCGCCAATTGCTGTGCTTGCTCGTCAGGTTGGTTCATCTTATCCAAGGCTTGCATCAACTCGTACCTGTTAGACAGGCTTGAATTAGCCAAAATGCCTTTCAAGATGATTGGCAAGACAGGAGTGTTAGGGCCAAGCGTCTGCAACAAGCCAATAAACTGCTGTTGCTCGTACTCTCTAGCAATAATGCCAAGAGTAGCCGTAGGAATGAAGTTCATGTCCACAGAAGGATAACGCTCTGGGTCAAACTGCATGAACCTGAACGCCGCTTTCTTGATAAATGGGACTAGGAAATCCTCTTGGAAGTTAACCAATGTGCGCTTGTACTTCTTAATGATAGAAGCCACAGCCATTGACATACCGCCTTGACCACCATCACGGGCTACATTGCTAATCATGCCCTGAGAATCAAGAGTTCCAGTAGCCTGTAACAACATACGCTCAAAGTCTCGTGCCGTAGCCAAGTTATTGGGGTCAGTTTGACCAAACTTGAAGGGCATCAAAATCTCTGAAGGTGCGCCATTTGTAAGGATTGCCTTGCCAGGCTTGACTTCAAACTTCATACCCCTTGGCAAACGGGTCGCATCCATCGCAACCATTGGGCTAGTTGTCAGGGCAAGAGAGTCTAGGTGGCTACGAGTCTGAGCATCAATAGCCTTTTGCATATTGAACGCTTTTTCTACTGTGCCACGACCCAATAAGCGGTTCGGAACTGTGTCATCCTGATAGGACAAAACAGGGCGATCCTTCATCATGTATGGGTTTTCTTCTGCTTTTAGCAGTTGACCATCATTGGCAATCACAACAATGGCTTCCACCATGTCTGTGTAGTCTTCTGCCGCTGAGTTCTCAGGGAACAACTCAACAATGTCTTCGTTTTCCTTGAGGTTGTTCAAGTATTCACGAGGAACTAAGCCGTAGTAGGTCAACAACAAGACTTTCTCATCTTGGTATTGGCTAATCTCTTGGGTAGGCTCTAGGTCTGTATCTTCACCAGAAGTGGTAATGTCTACTTTGCGGTAGATGCCCTTCTCAATGCCTTGGACAATCTTGTGGATAGAGACATATTTCTCGATAGCCACACCCATACAGTCATCAATGCTTGTGCCATTAGGATCAAACAAGAAGTTCTTTGGGTTGACGGGCATGATTTTCACGCCAATCCTGTCTTTTTCCATCACACCGATAGCGGCTTGTCCCGTTTGGCCTGGAATCATCTGCGTTGCAGGGACGTATTCCTTCTCAGTCTTAACGATGATCTCGCCAATGCCTGTACCATAGATTTCAGCCATCAACTCAATTTGGTCGTTGGACTTGCGGATTTTGTCTTTCTTGAAGTCTTCCATTAGTTGAGCCTTGATTAACTCAACGTCTATGGGGTTTCCACCTACATCTTGTAGGTTGTCTTCAATATCAAAGAAGTCGCCTTGACCAAAGATTGCTTCCATGATCTCAGCATGGCGAGTCTCTACGGCTTGTTGGGTAGCGGGGGTAACGATTCGTGAACGCTCAGATTCACGGGTTTTGTCTTCAGAAGCCCATTGACCACGGAAGATGCGCTCGTACTCTAGCCAATCAGGGAGGAAGTTAACATCTCGGTAGTCACGCC